AACAGATCGCAACGATCACGCTATGGACATGACTAAATATCTGCTAAGTGAGATGCCAGATATAGGCAAGTTCATACTGCCTGAGAATGAGCGCATACCATCGTGGATGCTGTGGCAAGAGCGTGACAAGAGTGTAGAGAACCCTAGGGCACACCGTTATGGCTGACAAAGAGCTATTCGATGTAGCTGCTGAAGTACGCGGTGAGACAGAGAAAGCCTTTCGCCTGTACGATGGTAAGCGCACTGAGTGGGTTCCGAAGTCGCAAGTTGAAGACAACAACGATGGCACATTCACGATGCCGATGTGGCTTGCTAAGGACAAGGGGTTTGTGTGATGCTTAGATTGTGGGGCATACGGCACGTTCGGTACTTCTACTTGCGTTACAAGATGAACCAACACTATGACATGTGGGCGCAGTTAGGTTCATTGCCGGTTTACATAGACCGTGATTATGAAGTACTTGATGCAATCTGGCGAGGTGAACGCTAATGGCTGGTGAAGACGACTACGACAATCCGCCTCCTGCTGCACCTGCTAGCGACGTGAACAGCTATGAAGGTGTCATGTCTGCAGATCAACAACCTGTAGACGATCAACCTGTCTACCGTGTGATAGGTGAGAGCAAGATACCTGTCTCTAAACACCGCGGCCCGTTGTGGCGTTCGCGCTACGATCAGGGTAAGAGTGCAATGTCTAAGAACTTAGATGCATGGAACGAAGCATACAGGTACTATCGCCATGACCATACCCGTACTAATGCTTCATCACGAGCAGAGGAAGATAGTACAGCCGGTAAACCCCTCCAAGGTTCGATTGACAGCACTGAGAACTTGGTGTTTGCGAACGTCAGCGCTCTCGTTCCTATGCTATTCACTAAAAACCCCGAAGCAGAGTTTACCAGCGAAGATAAGACAGATGAACCGAAGCAACGCACACTTGAGAAGCTTGTAAACACACTCGCCGCAAAGAAAACATCGCCGGGATTGAACCTAAAGCGTAAAGTAAAGCGCAACATAGTATCTACTACACTAACCAACGTCGGTTGGTTTGAAGTTGGCTACACCTTGCGTGAAGACAGCAGTGAAGCAGCGCTAGAAGAAGTACAAAGATTGAGCGCTGAGTTAGAGAAGGCTAGCAGTCAGAAGGACATTAAGGAAGTTGAAGGCAAGCTGCTGGCGTTAGAAGAAACCATTGACATGCTAACGCCTAGTGGACCGTGGGTGAAAGTGCGCCGACCGGATCAAGTCATCGTCGATCCTACTGCTACTGACTTAGACCTTAGCGGTCAGTGCAACTGGATCATGATTGAAGACTTGATGTACACATCACTAATACGCGCCAAGTATGGACGCAAGAAGCCCGACAGTGATGAGTGGGAGAGTGTGTTCAGTCCTACGAATGTCATCAAGGCTGGCGTCAGTCCAGATCAAGGTGAACGTGGTCAGACAGACAACTTCCAACTGTTTAGCTACTCTAGCAGCGAGTACAGCAAGTACGGCTACACCGATCAACGCAGCTTCCTAGCTGCACAGATGACAAAGGTGTGCTATGTATGGGATAAAGTCACCAGACGAGTTGAATTATACAACTGCAATGACTGGTGTTATCCTCTGTGGGTATGGGATGACCCTTATAGCCTTGACCAGTTTTTCTCTGTGGTGCCGATGGAGTTCCACACTGATCCCATCACAATGTACGCCAAAGGCGAAGTTACATATTATCTCGACCAACAAGATGACATAAACATCATCAACAATGAGTGGTCGAAGGTACGTAAGTTCGCTGCTGGTAAGGTAGCATATGACAAGAACGCGCTCAAAGATAGTAGTATGCTTGACGCACTCATATCAGGGACAACAGACACTAACTCAATCGGTCTGGACCTGCCAGAAGGGAAGAAACTCGGTGACGTACTCGGTCCACTGTTGCCACCAAGTGCTGACGCAATTAAGTTCTTCGACAAAAAACCAGTACTTGAGGCAATCGACCGTCTATCAGGCGTCACATCTGTGCAGCGTGGCGTAGAGTACAAGACAAACACCACAAATCGCGCCATCGAGAGCTACGAGAGCCAAACACAGACGCGTGCTGATGAGAAAATGGACGCAATCGAAGACAGCGTTGGCACTGTCTTGTGGCTAGTAGCACAAATGTGCTTGCAGTTCATGGAAAAGGATGAAGTTGCCACGCTACTTGGTGATGAATTTGCTTCAAGTTGGGAGAAGATGGATGCAGCTTCAATTAGGCAGACATTCACGCCTCGTGTTGTGGGTGGTAGCACTCTTAAACCTACTAGTCGGGCGAAGAAAGAGCAAGCACTGCAAATTTCGCAAATCATCGGCCAGTTCACTCGTGCGACACCCATTGCAGCGGTAGTTGCTCTCAAGGTTCTGGCTAGCGCGTTCGACAACGCTGTCATAAGTCAGACAGATTGGGAACTAATCTACAAAGGCATCATCAAAGAGACAAGTGGACCGCCGCCAGAACAGCAACAACAAGATCAACAAGACGAACAAGGTCGGCAACAAGGTCAAGATCGCATGGTCGAGTTGATGAAGATAAGGCAACAAGGCGCAGGAGGTGCAGGTGGTCCACCACAAGGTGCACAATCGCCACAAGGTAGTGCTGGTGCTGGTGGTGGGCCACAGCTTGACGATATTGCGTCGATAGTGCAAGAAGTCGCTAGACTTATCGACGGACTTCCGCCTATGATGAAGCAACAACTCGGTATGCAGTTGGCTCGTGGGCGTAGTGTTGCTGATATAGCAGCGCAGATGATACAACAGATGCAGCAAGGTGCTACAGCATAGGAGGCTACAATGCCTAAAGAAGCAGAAGACTTGATGGATGCAGTAGGTAACACCTTCGGCATACAAGAGACACCTGCACCGACTGAGGGTGACACAGGTGGTGATGAAGGACAACAACAAGAGTTGCCGCTAGAGCAGCAACAAGGAGGCGAAGATGGGCGTGAACTTCAGCAGCCTCAGGGAGAGGGCGAAACTGGATCAGACGTACATAGAGGCAAGTCAGGAAGTAAAGATGAGCAGCTATTCTCTGAAAAGCCCAAGAAAGGGCCAAAAGGAGAGCTACTTGGCAAGAATGGCGAAGTGGTTGCTGCAACTAGACGCGAAAAACAACTCGCGTACAACCTTAACCGCGCACAGTATGCAGCTAATCAAGCATCTCGCCAACTCCGTGCGATGCAGACGCACTTCCAACAGTATCAAGCGCTAGATGCTGTGATGAAGCAGAACAACTTGTCGCCGCAGATGGCACAAGAGGCTCTGCAGCTACGAGCTATGGCTGAACGCGATCCTATTACTGCCGTGCGCGACATTGTTGCACGTGTTCTGTCTACTGGCGTGACTATGGAGCAGTTGTTTGGTAATGACGCTGTTCCGGCTATCAATGCACGTGTCATTACTAATGAACTCGATAGACGCTTAGGCCCGCTAGAGCGGCAGACGCAACAACAGCAAAGACAGCGACAAATTGAAGAAACTGCACAAGTGCAGATGGAAGAATTTGTCCAACAACACCCTCACGCTGAGACACATGGTGTGGAAATCAGCAACCTAGTATCGCAACATGGCTTGACGCCAGAGCGTGCGTACTTTGAGCTTCGTAGTTGGGTAGAACGCAGAGGTTTCGACTTTACGTCACCACTTAGGCCGCAGATTGAAGCAGCTATGCAGCGCCAACAGCAAGCCAATGGTGGACGTAGACGGTCAACTCCCGGCAACATGCGTGGAGTAGCACCTAACGGCGTTCCTACTCACAACACTGCAAATTCGCGTGGAGACTTCAAGTCTAATGCACCTTGGCGTGACATTGCGGCAGCGGTCTTCACAGAACTCAACTCCAAGTAGGACACAGACACAATGCCTGTACTCCAAAACGTCCTCGCTACTACTATCGAGCGTTCGCGCAAGAAGTTGATAGTAGCAGCTATGCAGAGCAACGCGCTGATGGCGTGGTGCTTCGCACGTGACCGCATTGAGAACGAGAGTAGCGGTTACAACATCACTAATCCACTGCTGACGGGCCGCAACCCGACAGTAGGCAGCTATCAGTACTACGATAGCCTTCCTGTGCAGCAGACACAGGAATTTATCAAGCTAGAGTACCGTTGGTCACGCATCGCCGGTACTGTCATCATCAGCAACCAAGAGGAAGACGAGAACAAAGGTGAGCAAGCTGCAGTTAAGCTGCTTCAGGGCAAGCTTGAGGCTCTTGAACTCAGCATCAAGGAGAAGTTCTCAGGCTACCTCTACGGTTTGGGTGGTGGCAACGATCCTAATGGTCTTGCACTTCTTGTACCTGATGATCCTACTACAGGTTCTCTTGCCGGTGTGGATCGTGCGCTTGAAGTGCAATGGCGATCTTCTTCGTATGACTTTGCTGGTACTCTCAACAGTACCAACATCGAAGAAGCTTATGATGACGTATTGCTCGACCTCAAACAAGGTACAGAGCGGCCTAAAGTCATCATCGCTGGCCGTAATCACTATCGCTTGTACCGCGCTGCTGTTCGTAGCAAGCTTACCATCCCGCTTACCAACACCAGCAGCGGCAAGCGTATGATGGACTTGGGCTTCGACGGTGTAAGTCACAATGGTGTGCCGATCATCTATGATGAAAGCTGCCCCGTTGATCGTGCGTACTTCCTTAATGACACCTACCTGCGTCTTCATATCCTCGGTGACAACAACATGAAGAATGTTGACTTGACAGCACCGTGGACGATTGACGGCTACGGCCAGCGTGTCATCACGCAGTGCCAGTTCTGCACGTGGAAGCAATACCGCACACATGCAGTCGTCAACGATTAACCGCTATACAATGTATAGCTAAAGGAGCAAGTATGGCTGAAACGCCCTCAGTAGTGAGCTTCCAAGAGAAGCGCGCAGCATATACGATGGACGAGCGTAAGAAGCCCGTTCCAGCGTACACTATCGAACCGATGACGCGTAAGACTATCGTCAATCGCACTGTTAAAGATGAAATCGGTTTCAGAGTAGTACCAACTGAAGTAGTGCTTGAAGGCTACATGGTACGTACACTGCGCGGTGATAGTGCATTCCTCTCACATGAAGATGTAGTGCGCTTGAAGCTCGACAAGAACCTTGTTCCTCTGTTGATTGAAGGCGGCGACGATACACCAGTTGGGATGCAGCAAATGAGTGCTGCATTGTCAGACAAACAGAAGACAGCGCTCGATATTCTCACGAAGCTCGTAGAGAGTGATCCGTCACTCGTTGAAAAGCTGCTTGCGAGTGGAGAGCAAGAGACAGTAGAGGAATAATCACATGGCGGTACAAGTTGCTATCCCCGGTATGCGCCGCATCAATCATCGCGTAGCTGATTGCTGCTATGCGGCTGATGTGAGCGTTGATGGACACAGTACAGTTGACATTCCTGCGTGCGTTGCAGCGGGTGCTGCTGTACTAGCTAACGGCGTCATTCTCGCTGCTGCTGGCAATGTTGCGCCAGCAGTTGTACAGAACGACGCCATCATGGGTCGTTATGGTCGTAACGTCACTGTTACTTCTAGTGCCGGTGGTGCTGGTGTGATCGTGGGTTATGACTATCTCGGTCAAGCCATGCGAGAGAGTGTTACACTCATCGCTGGTGCTGTCACTGGTAAAAAGATGTTCAAAGAAGTAGCGTATGTTAGCTCGGCAGTGGCAGCTACAATCAGCATTGGCGTCGGCGTCATTCTCGGCGTGCCGTATAAGGTGCTGCATACGTCGATGTATGGTGAGTTGACTAGTGATGTTGCTGCAACTGCTGGCGCATTGCTTGCAGGTGTAGTTACGCAGTCGCTCACCAGTGGCGATCCGCGTGGTGCTTATACGCCAAACGCCGCTCCTGATGGTGTACGCACTTATCGCTTCACATGCGTTGTAGATCGTAGCAACCTGCATGGTAGTGCACACGTAATTGTGTAGTACCGTGTAATCTTGGCAACCAACATCAGGAGGTTGAAGTGGTTGAATATGCTCAGCAGTATAAAGGACAGAGTGTTGTCGCAGTGCGTGATGCTAACCCGAATGACCCCGGCTATGAGAAGGACGGTGGTCAGCTCGTGTGTACACTCGCAGATGGCAGTGTAGTGACGCTCAAAAAAGATCAACTGACCAGTGCTGCACCTGCTGCTCACAGTGCAAAGCCTACTACGAAGTAGAGTAGTTCTGAGGGACGGGCGCGAATGGCTCGCGTGGATAGTCCACCACGCGGGCCGTTCGTGTAGCTGTGGAGGTGCAACGTGATTACGTTCGGTGACATTGTTACCAAAGTGTTGCAGCGTCTTGCACTAGTCGAAGGTCTTGACGCGCAGATATATGCTGAGCCGCGTATACAGTTAGCAGTTCAGCACAAGTTCGACATGATATTCCGTGAGTATTGGCTACCTGAGTATACTACATATCAGGAGCCTTACACACTTGACGGTGTTACAGGACAAATCACTGGCGACTTGACAGGCAAGCTCAACGATTGGCGCGATTTACACAGTGTGTTTTGGGAGAACTCACCTAAGCCATTGCCTATAGCGCCGATGAACGTGCGCGATGTTGATATTCAATATCCTAGCCTACGACCACAGGGTAGAAACAAAGCGCGTTGGTTTAGAGTACTGCCTGTCAACACGCAAGGCGTTGTATATGTGACATATCGCACTAAACCCGCTGACTTTGAGAAAGACAGCGACGAGATATTCATAGACACGCAATTACTCATGCTCGGCACATGTTGGGACGTATTAGAAGATGATGGGACAAATCCCGGTGCGAGTGACAAGTTCCGTGTTCTATTCCAAGATGCACTTAGTCAGTTCAACAGACAAACATTTAACATACCACTTGACACTGTTATGTCTTCACGTTCAACCGTCAACAGGTGGCGTTAGCTATGGTGCAGATGCTTACACGGTTAAAGCCACTCGGCAGACCGAAACAGCCGCGGCCTACACCGAAGCTCAATAACACAACTATTAGAGACTTCGGCGGCGGATTGAACGTAGTTGACAGTGAGCAGAACTTGACTGCTAAGTTTGCTCCTGTCTTCGACAACATGGTTACGTACACCGACAGGCGTGTAGGTCCACGGTTCGCTTACGAAATGTGGTTGAAGCTGAAGCAAGGTACTGTTAGCACTACCAACGTAGTAGCTGGTGGCATTGCTACACTACTAGATAGCAACATCGTTACTATCCTACAGACAGCGCATGGCTACACGGCTGGCAATCATGTCACCTTTAGTGGCTTCGTTGGTAGTTTTAATGGCATCACTGCGGAGATGATGAATACTACACACGGCATTCGTAAGGTAGTAGACGTTAACACCTATGAGATAGTAGTCAATGGCAAAGCGACAGCTACACAAACCAGTACGCCGCTGAATTGGACTAGTGTACGTGACACACACGCACTAGGCGGTGAACCTGTTGAATGTCGGTACTTCAGCAATTACGTCATTCTATGGACGAGTGCTGGCGAGATATTGACAATCGACCGTGTGAAAGGTGTACAGCGTATATGGGATAACAACATAGCAAACACTGTAGACCCTACACTCCCCGGTTGGAGCTATACTGACTTCGTAGCACACGATGTGTTTGGCAAAGAGCTAATCTGCAGTAACGGACACGATAAACCGCTCACCATAGACTTCACACGTACAACAGGTTGGGTGCGTTATTTAGTTGATCCCGGCAATGCTAGCAGCAATGTCAACGTACCAGCGTTCGACGCATGTAAGTCAGCATTCCGCTATTTCACCATTCACGACACAGACAAAGCACAGTATCCAGATCACGTAACGGAGATACGTGTTGCTGCTAAAGACACAGCAATGGTGTTCACTGGCACCACTAATCCGCAGGACGCTGTTGACATTGATATGTCTAAGATCATAGCAAGCCCTGAACAAGCTGTTCGTGGGTTTGCAGTTATCAAAGACGCGCTACTTGTCATCTCTCCTAGTTCAACGACGATGATGAAGCTTGGCATCTACAATGATGCAGGTGGACACGATCCGCAACCTGTCGATACTATGAACGGATTTGGCAGCAATGCACCGCGTTCGATAGTAGAAATAGGCAGTGACATGTTCATGCTGGACTTCAACGGTGTGCCTAGTGCCAAGTTGTCAACTATCAGTAATGCTGTAGTACCGGAGCGTGTGAGCAACTACATTGAAACGATGATGAGTAAGCACATTGGTCGTATGCGTAAAGAGACTATGCGTACAAAGGCATTCGGCTTCTACGATGGCAAGAACCGTTCTGTTCACTTTTACATTCCTAAGTTTGACGCACAAGATGTACGTAGACTGACAGATGATCCGTTCTACTTCGACACTGATATGGCTGCAGAGGAATTTACCAAGCGCTCGTTGATAATGCGCCATGATGCACACTTGCTAGAGAAGAACGATCAGATCGTCATATCAGGCGCAACAGGTTTCGGTTCAATTACTCCTGCCAACATCAATGGCACTCGCAAAGTGTTAGGTGTGTTGAATGAGAACTATATATTAGTGTCGATAGGTCAAGACCTACCTGCATCAAGTGGCGCCGATGCGCGTGGTGGTGGTAATGTTGTTGACATTACTCCTGTCATCGACGGCACTACTGGTTATATCTACCACTACGTGCCACAGTTGAAGCTCTTTGCATGGTCGCGCTTCAAGACTATGCCACGCGCCGCTACTGGTGAATATCTGCGCTTCAACTGCGGCTGTGGTACGCTTGAAGGTCGTGCATTCTTGTTCACGCCAGATGGCTACATGATGCGTTATGGTTCCGCTGAGAACCCTGTCTACGGCGATTGGTATGGAATGTATGACTTCGCTACATGGACAAGTGGACACACATATCACGCTAACGACCGCGTGTATGACAATCACGATGGCTTAGTATACAAGTGCTTAGCTGATGTAACTACAACTGCTCCTAGCTTCCAAGAGGCACGTGAAGCTGAGCTTGATAGTTGGGAAGAATACAAAGGTGAGCCTATCAGCTTTGAGTGGGAACTACCGTGGAGCGACTTCGGCGCTCGACAGCACACTAAAGCACTACGCTTCTGTCATGTTGATGCTAACGGCTTAGCACAATTCACTGTCGAACTGTTTACTGACAACATATACAAGAACGCAGCAACAGGTCAACTAGTACCTGCTCGCTCACTCACCTTTGTACCGAATGAAGGCGGCGCATATGGTGCAGGTCCACAAGTATATGGTGCTGGTAGACGTACTAGAGAACAGAAACTATGGCAGATGCCTGTGAAGTGTAAACTGCTTAAAGTACGTACAAGTGGGCAGACTACACAATCACTCTCAATCAGCGCATTCAGCTTCCTGTATCAGAAAGGAAGCGTTGTGCGCGGCTAGTAGATACTACTATGTAGGCTATTGACAAAGTAGAGAAAATGTGCTATCTAGCTTACTATACAAACAAGAAGATATATGGCTCAATCGCCGCTCGTAGAGAGGGGCGATGTGATGGTAGCTAATATACGCGGCTATACTCCTAACTACGGCTTCAAACTCATTAACTTCGACACTCCACGTTGGCATACACATGAGTATGCGAACTGGAACCAGCTTGATAGTATGTTCTTACAACTCGGCACGCCGCCTGTGCGTGGTGAGTGGTTGAATAGTACTTTGTATGTTATAGGCGATAGAACATTTGACGCGCAGACTGGTGATTTGTATAGATGTTTAGTACAACATACAAGCGCTGCAACTGGCACCTTTGCTGACGACCGTACAGCTAATCCTACCTACTGGACACTGCAGCTATTAGGCGTTCCACTGTTTCGTGGTCCGTGGACACCTCTTACGGTGTTTGCTCTTGGTGACATTGTTGTAGTAGATGACTACGCCTACTACCTGTGCACTACGTCGCACACCTCTAGTACTACTTTCCCTCCTGATGCCGCCTTCTGGCAGACGATCTTCGACGCCACCAACATCGTGTTGTCTGTGGATGCTGCGGCAGAGAGTGCAGCAGATGCCGCTCAGTCGGCAGCAGAAGCAGCAGCTAGCGCCGCGGAAGCTAGTCAAGCTGCATCTGCGGCGACGAGTGCACAGAGTGCGTTTCGTTGGGACTTCGATGCTAGTACTGTTGTAGCTGATCCCGGTGTAGGTAAGTCGCGCTTTAATAGTGCTATACCTACTAGCATCACGCGACTTATACTGAGTGCAAACAGCGCCGACTTCGGTAATCCTAATGTCAGCCCTTGGGTCATCACGTGGGATGATAGCACCAACTTAACATCACGCGGTAGTATCTACATTCGCAACACTGCCTCGCCTGAGAACTACATGGTGCTTGATGTTAATGGTCCTGTCATAGACCACGGCACATGGCAAGAGGTGTCAGTTATACACATCTCGCATGGCGGTGTTGTTGCTCCTGACGATCATCTTGCAATCGCATTCACACGTACTGGCAACTCAGGAACGAGTGGCAGCGGTTCGGGTGACATGCAAAGTGCTAACAACCTTAGCGACGTTGCTGATCCACTGGCTGCGGCTGAGAACATTGGTGTTGGTGTTACTGATACGCCTACGTTTGCACAGGTGCACGTTGGTACGCCTACTGTTGACGACCATGCAACGACGAAGTTGTACGTTGATACTGCTAATACCGCACAGAATACTACAATAAACGCGAAGGCCGATAAGACCTACGTTGATAGCCAAGATGCAACTATCGTTGCCGGTTATCAGGCGGCAGATACTACACTGCAAACGAACATCAATGCTAAAGCTGATACGACTTATGTCAACACGCAGAACGCAACGCAAGATACAGCTATAGCGTTAAAAGCTGACAAGACATATGTCGATGCTGCAGATGCACTTAAAGCTCCACTAGCCAGTCCTGCATTCACAGGCAACCCTACAGCGCCTACACCTAGTCAGGGTGACAATGATACTAGTATAGCTACAACAGCATTCGTCACGGCTGCTGTACCGTCTGCCGCTACCGCTGCCGAATACATTAGCAACGCCGCGCCGACCAAGATGCTTACACCCGGCGCGGTGTGGACTGCGGCGGCGGCAGTGGTGGCGCTTACTGATGCTGCGAGCGTTGCGCCAGATTTTTCTCTCGGCCTTGATTTCTCGTGGAATATCCCGTCAGGGACGCGAACACTTGCAAATCCAACTAGCTGGAAGGTTGGTCAGAAAGGGCTGATCCGGCTCATCAATAGCGGCGGCACGATCACTTCCTACGGGGCGATGTACAAATTTCCCGGTGGCGTGAAGCCAACAAGTGTCGTCGGCCAGATTGACATAATTTCCTATGTGGTTATCAGCAGCGGCGACGTCTACTGCACCTTCTCGGCGGGGTTTGCCTGATGCTGGCGGGAAACACACCAGCGTTGTTTGCTCGTCAGGGCGGTGTACCTGTTGGCGCTACAGGCAATGATGCTGACTGCGTGTTGCTGTTACATGGTAGTGGTCCTAACAACTCCACAATCTTCACAGACTACTCAATAGGTAGGCATGGCAATGCGGCTGTTGTTGGCAACAGCAAAGTTAGTACACTAGTATCGAAGTTCGGTAATGGTGCTATGTATTTTGATGGCACTGGTGATAGCATCAACTATCCTAATAGCGCCGATTGGGCATTTGGCTCTGCCAACTTCACAGTTGAATGTTGGTTCAATCGTCAAGGTGGCTTCGGTACTGTACAAGTGTTGTTCGGACAATCTAATGCAACAGGTGGGCGTGTTGTTGACTTTGACATTGGTACTAACAACAAGATAAGCGCTGTATGCTTCTCAGGAGGTAATCCTGTTGTCAACATAACCAGCCTGTCAACCTTCGCTGGCAGTGGTTGGCATCACATTGCACTTGTTAGAGCAAGCACGCTGTTCTATCTATTCATCGACGGTGTAACAGAAGGTACTGCTTCGTTCGCTGGTTCGCTGGATGCTAGTGGTAGTAAATTGTCTGTAGGCAGACTTGGTGAAGCTACCACAGGGTTTGACTACAACGGCTATATTGAAGAACTACGCATTAGCAAAGTGTCACGTTGGACAGGCGACTTTACACCTCCTATACAGCCATACGGTCCTGATCCTGATTTCTTCACGAAGCTACTGCTGCACATGAATGGCACAACAGGCTCGACGCTGTTCTTCGACGCTTCGATGTATCTGAAAGGCTATGCCACAGTTACAGGTGATGCTAAGGTTTCGTCAGCACAGGTCATGTTCGGTACTGCATCAGGTCTGTTCGACGGTGCAGGTGACAAGATAAGTTATCCTTACAATACCGATTGGGAGTTTGGCACTGGCGATTGGACTATCGACTTTTGGGTGCGTGTGAATGCTATTGCACCAACGTGGAACGGGTTAGTTTCACACATCGGTCCTGACTTGAATGACCGCTTGTGGATTGCTATTGATGGCACTACTGGTGCTGGCAATGCTAAGATCACTGTTGAAGCGTACAGAACGCCTGGTCCTGTGCGTTATATATACCTAGTTGATAATACTGTACCAACTCCTACAGGAATATGGATGCACGTTGCTGTTGTTCGCAGCGGTACTAATATGATGTTGTTTGTGAATGGTGCACTCAAGAGCACACAAGCAGGTTTCACTGATCCAATGGCCGCACTAACTGGTGGTCTGTACATTGGTGCAGCAGACGCCGATACTAACTACCCAACTAACTGCTTCATTGACGAGTTGCGAGTTAGCAAGGGTATAGCACGATGGACAGCGGGCTTCTCTGTACCTGCTGCACCATATCCACCGACTGATCCTGCATTGGTAGGTGGTAATGATCCATACACGAAGTTGTTGTGTCACTTCGATGGTGCACACAACTCGACAGTAATGGTAGATAGTTCACTCACTCCGAAAGCTAACGGAGTTAACAACGGTAATACATACATCTACAATCCATCAGGAGCCGTTGGCAACACTCTAGGAGCTTTGTACAATCCCGGTGGTGGTTACGTCACATTCGCAAATCATGCTGATTGGGAATTTGGCAACGGTGACTTCACGATTGATTGGTGGGAGAACCGTTTAGGTGGAGTGTGTGCTATTGCACGAGACTTGCCATCTGCAATGCCAGCATTCATTTTGTCATATGCCAGCGGAGGCATTCGACAAATCTACATGACCAGCAATGGTAGTGCTTGGGACATTGCAACAGGAAGTACGGCTAACTTCGGATCATGGGCTTCTGGTGTTTGGGAGCATCTTGCTGTAACACGGCAAGGCAACACATTCCGCGCCTTTAAGAACGGCGTACAGCAAACTACTTGGTCGTCATCACTAGCACTCTTAGCGAACTCTAATGCGTTGTGTATTGGTGCGTGCCAGAGCGGACAAAACTATGTGGGTAGCATTGACGAACTACGTATCAGCAAAGGCATAGCACGTTGGACTGCAAACTTCACACCACCAACAATACCGTATTACTAATGATGACACTCGTACTCATCATGCTAACATCACTCGACGGCTCACCGATTTGGGTTGAGAGCAGTCAGGTGCAGATAGTGCGACCTGCAACGCAACAGTGTCAGGCGCAGAATGGATCAGGTATACAAGTTGGCAGTGTAGCTGTCTGTGTGCGTGAGACACCTGACGAGATACGAGAGAAGTTGCAAAGGGTGCAGAAATGACGATGCAAACACACGGTAAGGTTAGCTGGTTCGGTGGACCTAATGACACTGGTGTTAGTCCTAGTGAGGGGCTTGCATTCATCTTCGACGTTGAAACTGCACCGCATTTGTTTCTAGCCTCACAACCGCCTAACACTAGCGGACTTGCACGTAGGCTCAATCCTAGTGTGCCATACATAGCAATGCGTTGGGACTACGACGAGTTCACCAAAGAGCAGCTTGCTAGTATGAAGTACGTTGCACTCGTTCGTGCGCCGAAGACAGGCCGCGCGTTCGTAGCATGGCCTAGCGATTGGGGACCGCATGTAGACACAGATAGAATAGCAGACATATCTCCCGGTTTGATGGAATACTTAGGTATCCAGACAGACGATGAAGTAGAAGTCATCTTCCCGTATCTCCGACCACGTAAGGAAGTAGCATAACAACCACGGAGGCTATGATGCCGCTTAAGAAGTCTGCAAGTAAAGCTGCGTTCAGTAAGAACGTGCGTGCTGAGCGTAAGGCTGGCAAGCCGCAGAAGCAAGCTGTTGCTATAGCGTACAGCGTCAAGAGGAAAGCACAGAGGGGCAAATGATAGCTACTATCATAGGTCTTATCTTCCTACTCATTATCCTAGGTGTGATAGTGTGGGCAGGTCAACAACTGCTCGCACTCATACCACTAGGTGAACCGTTCGCTACCATCATTCGTATACTTGGTGTGGTACTGGTC